ATGTAAATTAGTATTATTTTTATTTCTTAATTGCACAAAAGATAAAAAGTTAATTTTTCAATTTGAAATATGTTAGTATGAATTAATTTTTTTTAATTTTTTATATAAACCATTGCAAATACAGTGGAGATGTAATTAATATTAGTCTTAATTACTCATATTTAAAATTAAGTGAAATATTATGATTTTTTATTTTTATTTATTTAACGAGATAAAAAAAGCATATCGTAAACTAGCCAGTCAGCATCACCCTGACAAGGGAGGCGACACGGCCAAATTCCAACAAATACAAGAAGCATATGCTGTGCTTAGTGATCCAGAGAAGAAAGCACAATATGATAACCCACAGCCACAAGGATTCCCAGGTGGATTTCAATTCAACATGGGTCCTGGTATGGACTTTAATGATATTTTTGGACAAATGTTTAATAATGGTGGCAATCCTTTTGGACCCAGAAGTTCTCGCCAATTAATGCGTACACAATTGCGCATATCCTTATTAGATTCTTATAATGGTGGTAGCCAAATATTAAAACTTAACACGCAACAAGGTCAAAAGGTATTAGATATTGAAATACCCAAAGGCGTACACAGTGGGCAGCAAGTAAGATTGGATAATGTATTTCCTGGCGCAACATTATTAGTTGAGTTTATAATTATGCCGCATTTAACATACGAACGTCAGGGCGATAATTTGTATAGTAATCATAGTATAAATGTATTAGATTTAATTGTTGGTGGTAAGTTTGACTTTATGACCATTTCAAATAAGGTACTAAGCGTAAACGTGCCACCAAAAACACAGCCATTTATGCAACTTAAATTAACTGGGCAAGGCATGCCAATACCAAATACTGGACACTATGGCGACCAGTTAATCTTGTTAAAACCATATATACCTGATAATATAAGTCAAGATATTGTTGATAGTATATTACGCAATAGAGGAAATTAAATACAAATATGCAGAACTCACCCGAAATTGAAAACATCATTGAGCAGTCGGTTACGATTGCCAAAAACTTTAATCACGAATATGTCACAGTGGAACATTTGCTATTAGCATTAGTCTCACACAAACCTTTTAAGAAGTGTCTGATTGGTTTTGGTTGTGAAGCAGACATGCTCATCAATGAACTACAAAATTATGTTTCGGGCTTTCATGCTATTAAGAGTAAAGATCCAGATTGTAAACCTAAAAAGACTAACAGCCTTGAGCGTGTAATGAATCGTAGCGTGACACAAGTATTGTTTACTGGTCGTCGCCAAGTCACTACACTTGATTTGTATCTAAGTATTTCCGCAGAAAATAATAGCCACGCGCATTACTTCTTATTGAAGTATGGTGTCAACAGACAAGAATTCTTAATGCACTGGCAACGCACTTATAAGGGTGGCGAATATTCCACACAACTTACCGAGAGTCAGGCTGATGAAGTATTGGCTGAATATACAACCAATTTAACAGATTTGGCACGACAGGATAAGATTGAGCCTGTTATTGGTCGCCATAAAGAAATTGAAGATATTGTCAATGTATTGGCAAAGCGATTTAAGAGTAACGTATTGATGGTAGGCGATCCTGGCGTTGGTAAGACTGCTATCGCTGAAGGTATTGCACGTGCCATTGTAGCAGATGAGGTTCCAGAATTTCTACAGGGCTATGAATTATATAGCCTTGAAGTTGCAGGATTGCTTGCTGGAAGTCGTTATCGTGGTGACTTTGAAGAAAAGGTCAAGAATGTTATTGACGCATTAACTAGTAAGAAGAAGGCTATTCTTTTTATTGACGAAGCACACACTATGAAAAGTGCTGGCAATAGTAGTAATGGTAGCATTGACTTTAGTAACATGATCAAGCCTGCTATCACTAAGGGCAACCTCAAAGTTATTGCTTCAACAACGTGGGAAGATTTCTACGAAAGTTTTGAAAAGGATCGCGCACTCATGCGCCGTTTCTTTAAGGTAACTGTTGATGAACCAAGCAAGGAAAGCACAGTTCGTATTCTAAATGGCTTGAGTCAGCGTCTTGGTGATTTCCATGAAGTCACTATTAGTCAAGAGGCTATTGAGTCTGCGGTTGAAAGTGCAACACGCTATATTAATGATCGTAAGAATCCAGACAAGAGTATCGATTTGATTGATGCTGCTTGTGCAAAGCAAAAGGTACTTGGTAATAAGAACATTGAAATTACTAAAGAAATGGTCTTTAAGGAAGTTGAAAAGTATACAGGCGTACCTGCTGATAAACTATCCGGCGACAACTACGAACGCATTAACAATTTGGAAACAAATGTTAAAGACAAATTGTATGGTCAAGATGAAGCAGTCAATGACGTATTAGAACGTGTATATGTTTCATTCGCCGGTATCAACAATGAAACTAAGCCAATCGCAAGTTTCTTGTTTATGGGCCCTACTGGTACAGGTAAGACTGAAATGGCTAAATTGTTGAGTAAGAATCTTGATATGCCATTACTTAAGTATGACATGAGTGAGTATAGTGAGAAGTATACTGTAAGTGCATTGATTGGACCTCCTCCTGGTTATGTTGGCTTCAGCGATAGCCAAGTGCAAGGTGGTCGATTGATTAGCGACTTGAGTAAGAACCCACATGCTATCATGTTGTTTGACGAAGTTGAGAAGGCACACCCAGATATCTTTAACATTTTCTTACAGATACTTGATGAAGGTCGCATTACTGGTAGCAACGGTAAGGAAGTCAGTTGTAAGAATTGTATCATCATTTTGACTAGTAACCTTGGTAGTGCTGATGGTGATCGCAACGCTATTGGCTTTGGTGATCTACAAAAGACTGGCGAAGATGATAAGGCATTTAAGGAATTCTTTAAGCCTGAATTTAGAAATCGTCTTGATAAGGTATGTAAGTTTAAGAAACTAGATATGCTTTCAATTAAGAAGATTGTGGTCAAGTTTACTGAGGACGTTAAGAAGGCATTGCTTGAGAAGCACAACATTACTCTTAACTTGAGTGAACCCGTTGTTGAATATCTTGCTGAGAAGGGTTATGATAGCAAGATGGGCGCACGTCCACTAGCACGTAAGATTGACGAATTAGTCCGCGTACCACTTTCAAAGAAGATTCTTTTTGAAAAGATTAACAACGCAAACATTATGGCTGTGCTTGAGGGTGACAAACTTGAATTTACAGTCACGCCTAAGGTACTTGCTGCTGTAGGCGAAGATGGAATTATCAAACTTGAAAATTGAAAAACGAAACAAACTCTACTTCAACAAATTTAAGTATAGGGCTGTGTGCAAAATTCAAGGTGCAGCCTATACTTACTATACCCCTGATTTAGAAACATTTGTTTCACGTATGGAAAAATTACGTGAGTCATCCAAAAGCCGTTATGGTGTGCGAGTCATAGATGATGAATGGCAAGAATATTGGGAAGAAGTAAATCTTGATCAAATTAGTGCCTTCATTACTTGGCGCAATGCTATTAGCAAAGACAGAGTTTTGTATAGGATACAGGGTGACTATGTAAGTTTCTTTAGTAATGAATTACCATTATTAAAGAGTTTGGATAACATTGATAGTAATGTAATGTTTACTGAAGTGGCACGACAAGATCCAAACACCATGTATTTTAAGAAACAGCCCAAATACAAGCACAGAACATACTTTAAGGGTAAGCGTATGCCCAAGGACTTTAGTGACAACGTTCGTACACTAAGTGAAATGTATAGTTCATTACATTTCTGTAGGGGTATATTTACAAGTTTGTTCCATAACAACTGGAATCCTTATCGTTATATGCATGGGTCTTACTTTGTAGATTATGATGATCCTAAGATGCTAACTATATTGGCTATGTGGTTTCCTGATATGTTAGCCAAAACCTACACTCTTGCTAAAGAGCCTTAAAAGTTGATAAATACTCTGAGAAATCGGAGTTTTTATGGCTAAAATCGTAGAAGAAGTCGTTGTCATCAAATTCAGCAAGATTGTTAAGGACAGCGAAAAAGATCAAAAGCACATAGCAGGTGCCGACATACAAACAGCACTAGAGCAAGTTGCACAAGAACTTGTTGGTGATGGTATTATCGTTGAGGTTCAAAAAGCCTAATGAGTCAGCAAACTATATTAGTACTTTTCCCACAAACTACCTATGATGGTGGTGGTACAGCCAATGTTTATTCATTGACTAGTAATGCACAACCAGCAGCCGGATATTATTTAGGTAACGAAGATTTACAAACAGTTAATATAAAGACTACAGACTTTACTGGAAATTTAGTAATTGAAGCAACACTATCAGCAAATAAGTCAACCAATGACTATTTTGAAGTTTATAGAAGTGATGACCATGCAAATGCTAACCTAAGCATGTATACTAATATAAATGGAAACTTTGTATGGCTACGTGCCAAGATTGAAGATTTTCAATACGGTGTTGTAAACTTCATAAAATTGAGTTACTAATATGATATTATTGGAAGGCGGTAATGTTATTCCAAATGCAAAACCTATTAACAAGGCCAACTTTCCTGCCGCTGTAAAAAATTTACAAAAAGTATTACCAAAGGGTATCAACTTATATCCTATCGGTAGTGCAGGTAAAAAAGAAATTAGTAGTGATATTGACGCACTAATAGACGCAGGCGAACTAATGAAAGCCTTTCCTGCTAAAGAATTAAAACTTAGTCGCAAAGCATTAGAAGATTATTTTAAAGATAAGGGTTTACCAGCAGCGCGTACAGGTGTAAGTATACACGTGGGCGTACCAACTGGTTTAGGCGACGATATTGTTCAAGTTGATTTGATGGCAGTTGAAAATGCCAAAGCAGCAGTACCATTACATACACATGATTATACTGATCCAAACATGAAAGGCGGTACACTACATGGTATGTGGGCAGACCTTGCCAACATGAGCAGAATCGAAGGACATCAAAGTTTAATGATGAGCCCATATAAAGGACTAGTAGATCGTGAAACAAAAGAATTAGTAACTAGTGATAAAGATAAAATCGCTAAAATCATTATAGGTCCAAGTGCAAGCGCAGATGATATGGGTAATCCTACAAAGATGATGAAGGCACTTGAGAAATACCCTGAGAAATACAAAGCAATCAAAGACAAATATTTTCCAGATCAAGTTAATGAAGCAACAGATGTAGGTCGTAAGTATCAGCACATAGAAGATTTAATATTAAGTAATGGTAGTCATGGTGGGTTACACGCAATAGAAAGATTACGCGACATGGCAAAAACAGGTGGCAGTCTTGAATTGAAGTGGGATGGTATGCCTGTTGTATATTGGGGTCGTGATGAAGAAGGTAACTTCATGATGATACCAAAAAATGCATGGGCTTATTTAAAACGTGGTCAAACACAAACAAAGAGTGGCGCACCTACTGCTACTAAATCACCACAAGATGTTGCCAAATTTGTATTAGGTACAGGTAGTGGCGATCCTAAAGAACGTGCAAAATTTGCAAAACAATTTGCAATGCTATGGCCATACTTTGAAAAGATTAGTCCTAAAGAAGGATTTATTGAAGGCGGATTATTGTTCTATCCAGGCACTAAGCCAGATGGTCAAAGTGCTATGCCTGTATTGAATAAAGAAACAAACACTTATGACTTTCAACCAAACATTACTCAATTTCATATTCCAGCAGATAGTGATTTAGGTAAGAAGATTAGTAAAGCAAAAGTAGGTGTTGCTGCTACAGGCTATTATCCTACACTAGGATCAAGTGATGAGCAGCGTTATCCAGACGCAGCAAAATTAAGCACACCAGACGTATTAGTTCAAGGTACTACATTCGTACAAGACCCAGTAAAGGTCGATACGAAAATGCTTGATAATGCTGAAAAGTTTATACAGTCACATGCAACAAAAATTGACAATTATCTTAAACCAAAGCCTGGTTTAAGTAAACCAGCAGCAGAATTATATTCTTATCTTAACGACCACTTACGCAGAGATGGATTGATGCGTGATTTTCCTAACTGGGCAAAAGAAAATCTAAGTGCTAAAAAAGCAGAGACTATGCTTGCTGATAAAGAAGGCATGTTAGCAACACTGGGCGCTATCGAAGTATTAAGCAGAGAAAAAACTAATTTCATTAATCAACTCAATCAAATGAGTCATGGTGGAATCAAACAAACTAAGCCAGAAGGATATGCGCAAGCACACCCAGGACGTAAATTCAAGTATGATATACCGGGACAATTTATTAAAGTTATTGATCAACCAACATGGAGTCCTAAGTCAAGTGCTGTAAGAGAAGATAAGACAGCAGGTAAAAAGGCTGTGATTGGTTGGGGTCGTGGCATGGGTCATACTGGTCATGATGCATTAGCCAACGCAGTAATACACCAAGCAGAGCGCACAGGTGCAACTCCATTCTTTGTAGTATCACGTAGTTTTGGCAAAGATGATCCTATACCACCTGAAATGAAACTACAAATGTATCAAAAGAAGTTTCCTAAATATAAAAACATTTTTAGTTTACCAACAGCAGATAAGCCAACATTGAATGATGTATTAACAGATTTAGGTAGTAAGGGTTACAAAGATGTAGCACTTGTTGTTGGTGCAGACCAAAAAGAAGCGTTTGGTTATTTACTAAAGCCAGCAAAGAGTACAGGTGTTGAACCATATAAGTCATTTGGTTTAGACAATTTAACTGTAATGAGTAGACAAGATACCAAGGCTCCTGGTAGTGATCCAAGTAGTAAGGATTATCATGAGGGCCCAAGAGCAACGCCAATGCGTCAAGTGTTAATGGACCCAAGCAAGAGCGAAGAAGAACAATTTAAAGTTTGGCGTGACGCCATGAGTTCGTCACTAAGTGATGAAGAAGTGTTGGATATGATGAAGTTAGCAAAAGACAACCTAATGAAATTCAATATGCCAAAACCAAAAGCAATTAAGAAATTAAAAGAGTTTGTAGATAAAATTAAACCATTGCTGTCTAACGCAACAGTAGAACAAAAGCAAAAACTGTTGAAAATGCTTGAGGCAGCAAATGCAGCACAACAAGCAGCAATTGCTGTCAATATGAAAAAGCGTGGTAAGAAGCCTAAAAAGTCTATTAAAGAAGTTGAACCAGGTGGACCAGTAACATCGTTGATTGCACGTAGGGCTCAAAAAGTCCCACCAAGTCAGGGCCCAACTAATGAGTCGGTAGATTACTTGCCAGAAAAATAATTCGTAGCCTCTATAACTATGTAAATATCTTTACATTTTGAGAGGATAACATGGCAAAAAATAAAAAGGATGAAAAGACTGTACCAGTAGAAAAGGTAAAAGAAATAGTAGAAGCACAAGGTGCTACAGGACCAGCAGAAACACCCGCTGCTCCAGCCCAAAATCAAGTTCAAGTAAATGTAGACTTTCTTAAGACTACCAGAGTTCATATAGCAATGCCATGTTACGGTGGTATGCTTACTGAGTCTACATTTATGAGTTTCATTAAGTGGGCAAACACTGCTCGCCAATTGGGCATTGATTGGACACTTGAAACAATGGTCAACGAAAGTTTGATCAGTCGCGCACGTAACACATTGACTGCCAAGTTCTTAGACATGCCAGACGCAACACACTTGTTCTTTGTTGACGCTGACATTGGTTGGGAACCATGGCACTTGCTAGTTCTATTGAACAGAAATGTAGATGTGATTGGTGGTCTGTACCCCATGAAGACTATGCCTATTAAGTGGGTAGTCAACGGGTTTGAGGGTGCAGAAGAAGGCCCAGACGGTTTACAAGAAGTTAGCAAGGCAGGTACAGGTTTCTTATTGATGAAGAAGCATGTATTTGAAAAGATGAAGGCTCACCCTGCTGTGAAGCAGTATAAGAATGACATCGGCCTTGATCCAAAGTATGATCAACACTTAAAGACATATTTTGATACAGCAGTTCGTCAGAATCGCTATTATTCAGAAGATTGGACTTTCTGTGAAAACTGGCGCGATTTAGGCGGTCGTATCTGGGTTGATAAGCGTGTATTACTACGCCACAGTGGTAGTTATGTATTCTGTATGGAGAACCAACAATATCTACAAGAGAACATTGGTCCTATATACGTAGACACTAAAAAGCAACAAGGCTTTACGTTTAAAGACAAAGACGGAAACGATGCACGATAACAACTAAGCCCCGAAAGGGGCTTTTTTGTATATGTCTATTCCGTAAAATTGATAAATATTAATATACGGAATTAGACCCATGAAAATCAATCAAATTGTTGAGTCTGCAACCACTGCAGGCAGTATTGCTACTGTAGCAAGCCCATTAGGCGCTACACATTTACGCACACAAAAACCACCTAAAGCACCAAAAGTTGTTAAGGGTAAGAAGTATGCCAACACACTAAGTGAAGGTGAAATCAAGCGTATTGCTACAGATATGGATGAACTCTCAGATGCAGCATTTAAAAAGAAGTATGGTAAAACCAAACAAGAAATGCGCGCCAGTTTGAAAGAAGAAAAGATTGCTGAAGCAGATTTGATTGTTGTTCCTGGTATGCGCAAGAGTAAAGACAAGAGTTTTATTCCACATAAAGAAGATCGTCGTGACCACGAAGTAGAAATGGCACGTAGTGATTTATATGCAGCAGCAAAAGATGCTATGCGTATTTTCAAATTATTAAAAGATCGTAGCGAAGATGATGGTATTATGGGCTGGCAGCAAAGTTATATTACACTTGCTAGCGATTATCTAAACAGCGTAGCAGATAGTCTAGAATATCAAATGAACATGTATGAAATGACAGGCGGTGTTATCGCTGGTGGCATGAGTAATTTTGAAGAAGGTTTAGAAGATGAACCTCCACCAGAAAAAGGCTCACTAGAATATAGAGCATTGAAAAGAATGAAGGGCCCAACTCAAGAAGATGCTTTAGAAGCATTAGTTATTGAAATTGGTTTAGATAGATTTAAAAGAGAAAACAAACTTTATAGAGAATACATACCTGCATTAATGCATCATTATAAAAAGCAAGGTGTAGCGGAAGAACAACTTGATGAATTAAAAAAATCAACTATCAATGATTATCTGTCAAAATCTTCAGCAGCAGTCAGAGGCGGTAGACAGGAAGTTGCTAAAAAGGTTCCTAGTTGGAAAGTAGCAGCGGGAAAAGTTAATCCTAACAGCGAATTAAGCAAGTATGCGAAAATAAAAGCAACCGATCAATCAATGCAAGCAACAGCAGAAGGTCGTTATTATGATCCAATGGGTGATGAGCGTAGAGAACAGGATGCAATGGATCAAGAGCGTAGAGATTTCAAGCGTAAAGAAATGGAATATGAACTACGCAATGAACCTAAGAATAACTATGCCGTACATATAGATGGACGCTCATGGAAAGTATTTGGTGACAAAGCACACGCTGAAGCAGTAGCAAGAAAGTTACGCATGAAGGGCAAGAAGGCAGAAGTAAAAATTACTGGCGCACCAGTCAGCGAAGCCAAAGCACACAAATGCCCAGAGTGCGGCGGTGAAATGGTAAGCGAAGAATTGATGAATGAAAAGAAAGATGCTTGCTATTACAAAGTCAAGAGTCGTTATAAAGTATGGCCAAGTGCATATGCCAGTGGTGCATTAGTTAAGTGCCGTAAGAAAGGTGCTAGCAACTGGGGCAATAAGAGCAAGAAATGAGAGCAAATGAATTTATAACTGAAGAACTCGCAAATGAAAACCTACGCAAGTGGTTCAAAGAAAAGTGGGTTCGTTTTGGACCTGATGGTAAGATCAAAGGTCCATGCGCACGTGGTAGCAGCAAAGAAGGTAAGCCAAAATGTTTACCACAAAAGAAAGCACACAGTTTAGGAAAAAAGAAAAGAGCAAGTGCCGCAGCACGTAAGCGTAGAGAAGATCCAAATCCAAATCGTAGTGGCAAAGCAAAGAACGTTGCCACTAAAAGTAAGAGAGACTAAACATGAAACGCAGTAATATATTAGCAGGTATAGACTTTGGTTACAGAAACGAATACGTTACAGAGTCAAAACTTTTATTAGAACATAAGAGAATTTATAACTTATGGGAAAGTGCTGGTCGTAAGATCGTAGAAGCACAACTTACTGCTGATCAGATCAATCAATTATTTGCTAACATTGAACAAGGTGCAACTGCTGCAGGTGGTAATCGCACACTAATTGGTAAAGGCAAAGATGCTGCTACTGCTGCTTACGATGCTTGGAAAGGTATTAAAGACAAGGTTTATAATAGTGGTCCAATGAAAAACTTTGCTGCTGCGTATGATGCGCAAGCAGAAAAGTTAAAGCAAGCAACTGGTGGTGATCAAGGTCTATTTAAGTATGTTCAAAAATATAGAGATTTTGCTGAAAAGAATCCTATCATACAAGGCTTCATATACACTGCATTACTTGGTGCTGTAGGTTTAAGTGGCGCAGGTGCAGGCGCCGCTGCTGGTGTAGCATTATTTAAATTAGTAGATCAATTAATTCAAGGTAAAGATATACGTTCAGCAATTTATTCAGCAGCGAAAACTGGCGCGTTGGCATATGGTGCAGGCAAACTTGGTGATTATATTTCAGACAAACTTGGCGGCAGCGCATCTGATGCCGTAGATGCTGCGCAGACTAGCGGAGATGTAGCAAAGGTTGGCAAGGCAGTTAAAGCAGCTAAAACTTTTAAACCCAAAATGGAATATGTTAACGGTGAATTAGTTGATATAACTCAAACTCCTGGATTTAAAAAAATCATCGCACAATACGGCGAAAAAGGCTATGATCTTGCTCTAAAATTGGGTGCCCATCAAGCTCGCGGTGGCACCATATCAGAAGCCACTATCGCATTAATATTCACTAGAATTGACGAAGGTTTATGGGATACAATCAAAGGCAAGGCTGCACAAGTTGGTAAAAACTTAACTACAAAAATTACTGCCGACAAACTTATGAAGATGTGGAAAGCAGAAGGTAGTCCAAATGATAGTAAACAACTTGCATTTTTCTTAACTCAAAAAGCAGGAGTTGATAAAGGCATAGTTGATAAAGTATTTGCACAAATGAAGATTTCAACTGCGGACAAAAAACAACAAGCGATGAAACGTGCTCCTGGTAACTTTGCTAAACCAGCAGGAACTAAACAAGCAGGTCCAAAACAACCTAAATCAGCAGCACCTGCCCCAGTAGCCAAACCTGCAAGTAATGCCCCAGTAGCAGGTACTCGCCAACAAGGTGGCACGTTTGCTGCAAAGTCATTGTACAAAGAAGATAATGCAGAATTTAAACAAAAGATTTCAAATATAATTAAACAAAATCCAAAGGGTAGTGCCGCCGAAAAAATTATTTTAAATCGTTTTATGAGTACTCCAATGGGACAAGATTTATCTGGACAAGATTGGATTGATCAATGTGCTGTTTGGTTAGAAACAAATAAACAAAAAATAGAGAAACAATTTCCCGAACTAGATTTGTCTAATGTAGAAGATTTAGCAGCAAAAATGTATGAAGATTATCTAGCACATTTAGGACAATTAGAAGAAGCAAGTAAAGCAGAGATACGTGCCAACCTAGACCAAGACATTAAAGACTTTCTTAATAAGGGCGGAGAGATTGAAAAATTAAAACCAAATAAAGTAAGAGCAATACCTGGCATGGGTCTTGCTAGTAAGCATATTGGTACAGCAGGTGAGATCAATCGTAAGACACGTAGCAAAATGCTAGTTGGTAAGGGTAGAAACATACAAGGTAATAAACCAGTGGTAAACGTTGAGGGCTATAGCGCAGGTGCTAGCGGTGGTGCAGGATTAGGCGAAAAGATTAATACACCAGGCGGTATGGGTCAAAGTTATCGTAAGCACGGATCAGGTCCTAGCGGCTTAAGAAAGAAGAAAAATGAAACAGCAATACCAATGTTTACACCAGAAGATAAAATGGTTAATGCTAACGACCCAGGCAGTGATGGTTGGCGTGTATATAGTGCCAAACCAAGTGGTATACTAGAAGGGATTGTAAAAGAATATGATGAAAGAGATGTTGAACTTGTACTCGCTAGAGTTCCAAAAGGTTTAAAGATTGAAGATTTTTATCATAAGGCATTTAAAGAATGGTTGCTTAATAAGTATTATGGTCATGTTAAAAAAGCATGGGACGGTGTATGGCCTTTCTTTGCGCAAGAGTATAGAAAGAAACATAACATGAAAGAATACAAGCAATATAAGCATCCATCAAATGCTCCACTAAAACCTAAAAAGGATTATCAATTCTTATTAGGCGATACCGATTTGTTTGATAATATGTTAGCGGCTATGCCTAAAGGTTTAGATGCTACTGGAATTTATAATCAGGGCTTTAAAGAATTTGTTTATGCTAAATTTGGTAGTAAAGAATGGCCAAATTGGAAAAACATTCGTCATGTATATTGGGATGCATATGAAAAAGCAGGCCACAACAAACCACAAGGATTCTTTAATAAACTAAAAGCCAAAGTAGGATTAGATGAAAATCTATTAAACACATACGGAGATCAATTAGGTCTTGACGAAGATGTTTATTCAGATAGTTTGTATAAAGAATTTTTAGATAGTGATTATAATAAAAATCAAGGTTCATATATCGAAACACTGCGTAATCTAGGACAGTTTATGCGTAGTAAAGATATGCCAGAAGAAAAAGTTAAACCATTAATTCGTAAGTTAATTGCAAAACTACATCCATCTGGTATTAACGAAGAACAGATGCAACTTGCAGAATTAAAGTGTTGGGCAGGTTATACTAGAGTACGTGGTGTACCAGCAGGTGCCCCAGGTAGTTGCAAAAAGAAAACTAAAGAAAGTAGTATAATGAAGGGCTTGCAGGCTGAAGAAAAGGTCGATGAATATAAAGAAGTAGACAGTCAGCGTAAGATTGAATTTAATAAAGAAAATCCACCAGACTTATATTACTTGTATCAACAGTTTATACAGCGTATGTTAAATCCAGAAAACACAATTGATCCAAATGAATGGATTGATAAAGTAAACAAACATTATGGTTTAAATTATACTTGGAAAGATTATCAAAAGCGTGGTCATAACGATCATACCAACAATTGGCAAAAGATTGTAGACAAATATATTCTTAAAAAATGACACACTTAACAGATAATAATATAGGATACTTTAAACATTTATATAGAGCATGGCGTTGGGCATTAATACTGTTAGTACATGGAATATATCCAGAGATATATAAGACTACAGTAAGTGACGAGATTTGTAAAGGGAAAGTAAAATGAATTTAGCAGAAAGTTTAAAACATTTATTATCAAACAGTTATGCTTTTGTTATCAAAGCACAACAATTTCACTGGAACGTAGAAGGTCCAAACTTCCCACAGTATCATGAATTTTTTGGTGATCTATACAGTGAAGTCTATGCTTCATTAGATAAGACTGCTGAATATATCAGAACACTAGACGCCTATACTCCAGGTAGTATGGAACGTTTTATAGAATTAAGTGATATCAAAGGTCAAACTATGATACCACGTGCAGAGTTAATGTTTGCAGAAATTGGGGCAGACAATGAAAAGGTAATTAGTTGTTTAAATGATTGTATGGAACATGCTAAAAATGAAAATAACTATGGTATAGAAAACTATATCGCAGAACGATTAGACGCACACGCCAAGCATGGCTGGATGATTAAGAGTGTGCTTAAAAAGGAGAGATCATAATGTCATCAGATTTATATAGAAAGTATATTGATATCATCAACGAAAATAGTCAGGAGCCACAAGTTTTAACTGAAGGCATGCTTGATAAGATTGGTGCTATGGTTAAAGCAAAGGTCGTACCACAAGTTGAAAAAATGCTTGGTGGTAAATTAGAAGCAGTAAAAGCAGCAGTATTAAAAGCAACCGGCGGAGATACATCACTGTCACTTGATAACATTAAGAAAGCAGGAACTGTATTAAAGAACATGGGTCTAGAAAAATCACTTGCTGAAGCAGAACAACTAAATGAAGGCTTTTTT